ATGATTGAGTCCGCCGGATGACCATATTCATGAAATGATAGGATTTGTACAAGAAAAAACGCATGAAGGGCGATTGTTTAAAGATTGTTAGAACAGAGAAACAAATATTTTAGTGCCCAAACCCGGAATTTAACCGATTTTTACTTAGTAAAAGCTTTATATGATGACGATTATTTTTAGAGCATGGAAAAGAAAAATCTGCCTGATCAATCGAGGTATTCATATGTTTACCACCCATCGCGACAGCACAAAGAGCAATGGGAAAAAATCGCGAAGAAAGCCCACACACCACTTTCGAAGTTCATCATTGAGACCGTAGATAGCGTGATCGATGAAAATGCCGAGTTCAAGCCACGCGGCGAGATAGCCAAGGACCTGGAAAGCCTGAAGGCGGAAAATAAGGTTCTCCATGATGATCTCCGGCAAAAAGCAATAGTTCTGGAACGCTATGAGGCCGAATTAAAAAAATACCGTTCACAGTCCTTTATTGAAGAGGATTACAAGGGCGTGAGGCGCTACTCAAAGGAGATCGTAGACCTATTGAAGGCCAAAGGGTCTATGGATAGCTACCGGCTACTTGAAGCTCTTGGGATAGATCCAAGAGAATCAGATCTCGTTAAAGCTGTTTCCAAGCAATTGGAAGAACTCGAAGCTTACGGGATGATCAAACCTGATGGAAAGGGCTGGCAATGGATCAAATAGTCGCTGAGTTTCGCCAGGATTGCTTAGTCCGTGGAATGGCCGAAAGGTCCGTTGAATCCTATCTCAACTGCATCAAGATCTGTCGCGGTTATTTAGCAGGCCAGAAGAAGGATATTCTCACCATTGACCGGGCGGCAATTCAGGGCTATATTGAATATCTCAGGCTGGAACGTGGCGTCTCTCTCAAAACCGTGAAGATGCATTTAACTGCATTATCAACGCTTTATGAATTCCTGGTCTTTGAAGGGCACCTTGATTCAAATCCAGTACTGGCAGTTCGGAGGCGATATTCACGCCGGTATAAGAACGGGGCTGAAGCCCAAACAAGGCAACTCATCAGCATCGAGGATATGGCTAGGATCATAAATTCTGAAATGGACATTCGCGACAAGGCTATTATAACCTTGCTGGCCAAGACGGGCATGAGGCGAAATGAGCTTATCACGTTGGATGTCTCTGATGTGGATCTGATTGAGAACCGGATTAGGCTTAAGCCAACGGGAAAGAGGAGCAACCGGACATTATTCATTGATGACGAATGCTCTTTTATCCTTCGGCGATGGCTCCGTGTCCGGGAAACTACGAACAAAAAGAAATCTCCTGCTCTATTTCTTAGCAAATGGGCCAATAGGATCACAAGGACAGATGTCTATGAGGCCGTAACAAAGGCTGCTGAACGCGTGGGCTTGCATAATCCAGGATCTCAGAGGATGGAGGATCATTTCGGCCCGCACTGTTGCAGGCATTGGTTCACGACGCATTTACGACGGGCAGGGATGAGGCGCGAGTTCATCCAGGAGTTGCGCGGAGATAGCAGGAGAGAGGCCATAGATATCTATGACCACATAGATTTGAAGGAGCTGAAAGAGGCTTATCTGGCGTGCATTCCTCAGCTAGGAGTGTGATTTATGTCTCTACCAAAAACTTTAATAACGATAGAGACACCGATGTAATCTTTTTTTGGAGTCCGGCCCAATTGCCAGTCACCTCTCAGAGGTCCGGCTGAGAGATCAGAAGATGCTTCTCGCGCACGTATTTGCTCGCGAATATCTCATGGCGAGCTATGGCAGAAGAAAGAACGTGCCCTGTAAATGAACTTGTTAAGTGATTATCAATAGTTGAATAGCTGCTGCATACGAAAACCATGTTTAGTTTGTACCAATCTATCAAAGTTTTCTATAAGTTTGTACTAAATCTATTAAAGTTTTCTATAAATAAATTTACAATGATCGGCTTTTTGTAAAAATAACAGTTGACTGTTTAGGTATCTTATTTGCGACTACCATTTTTATCGATAAAAAGAAAGAAAATCTCGTAACAAATGTCAAACTATCATAATATTCTATACTACATCATGTAGTAATTGCATAATTTTAACATAGATTACTTTCGCCCACACTGCTCCAATTTAAATACTTCCACTGTTAATATGTTGATTGCATGAAGCCGAAACGTTTTGGCTCGTGGCTCAACGTGCCGGTATCGCCTGGTGTCAGGCAACAAATTGAGCGAATTGCAACCGAACGTAAAATGGCAATGTCAGAGATTGTAAGAGAATTTCTGTCAGAAGCCCTAGAAACAAGAGGCATTGAATGTTAAAAACAAGAAGCATAAGCCCCGGAACTGTGCGCAAACACTGCTCCGAGGCAGCGAACAACCCGAGCAACTCGTCCAAAAGCGCAGGAGTTATTCATGATATACCTTCCTCTTTTCCTACTTAAAGTACTCGCGAGTACTGCCAAAGTACTCCTGGCGGGGCGGTGCGCATGAGCGCCTTTCCGCCAGACGCCCGCCCTCTCCGAGACCTCGACGAAGCGCGCGGCCAGCTCCTCAAGGTCCTTGATCGCGAGGGCTTTGCGGTAGCTGTTTTCAGTTGGGGGGCCATCTCCCTCCCCGGGGAGCTAGCCTCCCGGCTTCATGAGCTTCTGGGAAAGAAAATAGGTATCCTACGGCTCGACGGTTATCATGTGCGCGAGGTGGAGTAAATGGCCGCCACAGCAACCGATATGACTCGCGAGCATTACTCGCGGCCCGAGGTTCGCGAGATTATCAGCAAGTTCGCGATGCCGGGCAACGAGACCTGGCGGGCGCTAAACGGTGATTTCCATCGATGGTATAGGTACAGGGACTCACCAGCCGGGCGCGAAGCCAGACTCTTGAATGCGCCGGAGGACTACGAGGAGCTAGTCAAGATTTATCGAACACTTTACGCTACCCTAAACGTTTTCGACAAAAACTCATGGATGGCTGCCAGACCGAGGGAGGAGATCACAGCCGACAATCCACTGGGGACGCCAGCCGATACCGTGTCCTACATTCTCGGAACGGATATCGACAAGGGGCACGGCTGCGACATCGAGGACCCGGATATAAAGCAAGCAGTCGAGGCCGCGGCTCAGTTCTTGGTTGATTACCTGAAAGCGTCCGGCGTGCATGATAGCCTCTGGGTGCTCTTCTCTGGTGGTGGGATTTACGTTGAACTCCATCACGATATATGCAAGCCCAAATCCTCGGCAACTGAAGACAGAGCAGCATTCTTTGAAGAGCTGACCGACCGATATAACCGCCTTATCGATCACGTGTCTACGAAGTTCTTCGAGGCCCATCCTGAGTACAAGGGCAAAGTAAAATATGATGCCCTGAATAATTCTAAGCGAGTCTTCAAGTGCATTCTCAGCATCCACAAGAAGAAGCCTTATGCCGTGACGCCGCTTAACCGGGATGCAATCAAGATTGACTTTGAACGGGCGCGTGTTCCGTTGAAGGCCGATATGATAGATGAGGCCAGGACGTGGTATTCCACATTTGATCCTGCAGAACGTGAACCTCTGCTCAAACTCCTGGACCAGTTCAGGGAGCCCGACGAGGGGAAGAAGCGGTCAAAGCATCATTTCGGCGAGATATGGCGATCCATCTTCAAAATTGATGCAAAGTACTTCCCGCCCTGCATCAAGCATATCATCGACACGGCGAACTCAGGGGAAGGGAAAACAAGGTTTTCGGCGGTTCTGTCTGCATTCCTTTATCAAGCCGGATGGGAAGAGGAAGAATCCTGGAGCCTCGTTAAGGCAATCTCAGATCGCAATGGTTTAGGAAATGCTGATCATATATTCGATAGCTGTTTCGGGCGGATAAGCTGTCCATCATGCCAGAAGATCCAGGACGATGGAGCTGGATATCCTCACCTCGGGCTGAAGGGGCTTGGATGCTGTCAGCCTGAAGAGGAATGCGACCGATGGCCCGGAGACTACGCCGTTTCATATGCTCTCGGAGATATGCAAGCAGCCGAAGCGAAGGAGGGGCCGAAAGCGGAAGGCCCGACGGTCCTGGATGCATTCAGAGTGCTGCTGGAACATGAAGCAGAAATCGTCACAGACAAAAATTTTGATCGATGGGAATGGCGCTTACAAAAAGATCGCGTTCGAAGGGCAATAGAGTACCCCAAATCGATGACACCGGACGCCGAAAAAAAGGCGCATAAATTCCTAAAAAATTTCGACAAGATTTTAGAGAAGTTTGGCGTCGATTTCTACAATCTATATCCCATTCAACGCAAGCCAAAATCACAGAAAGAAGAGTTCGACTGGCGGGTAAAAGCAAAGGCATGGAAGATCCTGAGGACCGGCGACCCGGTACAATATATAGCCGATAGTTGCGGAAAGATGGTGCTCGGAGCAGCGAAGGCGTTTAAAAAGCTGACTTGCGGCATATCAATCCAAAATATCAATCAGTCATATGGATTCCACCCAAAACTAAATGGTGACTCCTCCGGCGGCAAGACCTATACCGTCTATACCTTTGCTCACCATATGCCAAAGGAAGCAGTGATCAAGGGCTCAATGAGCGCAAAAGCTGGTTTTTATCATCACGATGGAAACCGGGTTTTCCGGATACTAGATGACTATCAGGCAGGAAATGAAGACCTCGACACGGTAATCAAGCAGACGAGCAGCGAGTTTCACTCGACATACAAACATCGCACCGTCGTTAACCACATGGCCGCGGTTATGGAGATCGGCAGCGAACAGACATGGGCTATTACCTCTGTTGACGCCTCCCAGGAGATCCAGGTATTAAACCGCCAGATGCCTATCAACGTTGACGACTCGGTTAAACTGACCGAAGCGGTCAACAATCTGACCATTAAGCGATATGCCGAAGGTGAGCGACAGTACCCAGTTACCAAGAACGTCTTGGTATCCCGATGCATCCTGCAAATCCTCAGGGAGGATGGCTACATAGATGTCAGAGTGCCATTTGGCGATAGAATAGAATGGCTGGACACAACGAACCGACGCAATCCCTCGCTCTTCATGGACTTGGTTGTGGCTTTTACTGGCATGTTCCGCCACCAGAGAACAAAGGACGCGGAAGGCTACTATCTGGCAACCGAGGACGATTTTAACGCAGCTAAGGCCCTATTCACCGACAATGATGGGGAAGAGCTGGTCAAGCGACTGACCAAGAAAGAACGAGAGACATTGGAGTTCTTGGTATCCAGGCCCGAAGGCATAACACAAGATGATCTAGCAGAAAAACTGAAGGTATCCCGACAGCGGGCAGGACATATTCTTTTCGGACGCGACAAGGAGCGAGGCGGCCTCATGCAGAAGGTGCAGTTGAAGGAAGAGAGACAATCCGAAATGACGAAGATCACCGCCGAACACTCACAGACGATTCACCGAACCGTGTACTCCCTCAAAGATTATGACAAATTCGCAGGGTTCGACAGCGTGGTCCGACTAAAACCACAGTCGCGAACACATGAAACCCATGCACCCACCCATGAAACCCCTCACGCAACCATCGACACCACGACCAAGCAACCCCATGAAACCATAGAAATAGAGAAAGAGAAAGAGAGAGAAGAGAGAGAAGCAGAGGAAAGGTTGTCGACTTCTTCCACCTCAAAAGACCCAGGGTTGCAGGAAAACGAGAAAAATGGTTGCAAAGGTTTCACGGGGTCCACTGATGCGGATGGGCATGGTTTCATGGGGGTTGCGGCGGGGTTGCATGAGATACCAAATGCGCCGTTAGATGCTGATAAGCATGGTTGCATCGGCTCCACCAAGAAGCCTGATCTCAATATTCCGGTGACTATCCGATTCAAGACCGATTATGTGACAGATATCCAACGGTCAGGAGAGCCGAATGCGTGGGATCGTCATCAGTTCCATGAAGGCGACACCCTGGAAGTTCCTCTTTGGCGGGCAAAGGCATGGTCTGAACGTGGTGTTGCTGAAGAGGTGAGTGCATAGCTACTCCCTTTTCCTTTTTAGGATAATTTTCTTCATTATTGTCCTTAAAGGATAATTATTTATACTATTGAACGGATATATTCTCCTCATAGGTAACTATGAGAAAATGCTCAATATGCTCCCATCCTGACCGACTACAGATAGACGCCTCAGTTTTGAAAGGGCAGTCCTACCGCGACATTGCGCGCCAATTCGCGACAGAGAAGGACAACATAGCGCGACACGTCAAAGCCGGGCATGTGAGCAAACCACTCCAGGAAGCGCAAAAGGCAGCCGAGGCCAAGCACGGCATTGAGCTTACCTCTCTCCTGAAAGACTGCCTTGAGATCTCCCTTGGATCTGCCAGAGAGGCCAGGGCGGCCAGAGACTTCCGGGCCATAGGTTCGATTATGTCCGGCCCTTACAAGGCGGCTGAAATCCTCTCAAGGGCTACCTCGGACGATGGGCAGGAGTCCGGGCTCCAGGCCATGAGAAAAGAACTCAAAGCGATGAGGGAGGGCCATGTGGAAACTCCCGCCACCTGAGAGCAAAGCGGCTGAGGTCTGGATTGATTCGCTTGAGGACGAAGATAGCAAGCTCTTCTTACTCTCCGGTGCCGTCCGATCTACAAAGACCGTGGGCAGCCTCATAACATGGGCTGATCGTGTAGGCTCCGGCCCCGTCAATGTGCCGCGTGTGATGGTTGGCAATACCGAGCGCACTTTGGCCCGCAATTGCATAGATCCCTTGCGTGAGTTCGTAGGCCCGAAGCACTGCCACCTCAATTCAGGGACCGGCGAGTTATTCCTATTTGGTCGCAAAATATATTTGGTGGGTGCAAATAATATTGGTGCCCTGCCCAAAGTCCAGGGCCCCACCTTCTATGATGCCTATTGTGATGAGGCCGCCACCTATCCCTATGAAGTATTCAATATGCTGATGTCCCGGCTGTCTCTCCCTGGCTCCAAGGCATGGGCTACCATGAACCCTGGCCCGCCTGCCCATTGGATGAAGAAGAATTTTATTGATCGAGCCGATGAGATCCGGGCGCGTGTCTGGAATTTCGAGCTTGATGATAATCCATTCCTGACTCAGGAGTATAAGGACTGGTTGAAGTCCACATATACCGGCCTGTGGCGCAAGCGCATGATAGAGGGCAAATGGGCGATAGCTGAGGGTGCCGTGTTTGGCAACTTCGACCCGGACAAGCATGTAGTGAGCGGTAGGCCTGTTGAGAACATGGACCAGCTCAGGATAGGCATCGACTACGGCGCGAGTAATCCGACGGTTTTCTTGAAGGCGTGCAGATATAAGACCAAATGGATAATTACAGATGAATATTACCACCGCCCCAAAGAGCAGAACCAGAAAACCAACTCGCAGTATGTGGCCGATCTCCTGACCTTCAAAGGCCCCTTGTATCCGACCAGCATCGAGGCTGATCCTTCCGCCGCGGCCTTCATCTTCGAGGCTCGCAAGGCGGGCTTGAACGTGCATGGTGCCAATAATGACGTTCTCGGAGGTATCCAGAAAATAGCCAATGCTTTGGAAGCCGGTACACTTCTGATAAGCGATAACTGTCCTAACCTCATAGAAGAGATGGGCAGCTATTCATGGGACCCCAAAGCGGCAGCCCAAGGTATAGACAAGCCCATCAAGAGCGGGGATCATGCGATTGATGCACTCAAATATATAATAAATGCAATAGGTTGAAAACATGGTACTAACTACACTGGAAGCGATATCAGACGGCGCAGCGTGGCCAATAGCTTCAGAGCAGGCCAGAATGGACAGATACGCAAAGAATGCCCTACTCTATGAGGGCAAGCACGGGCAGGTCTGGCCGGAGCTGAACCCATTCCCTGAAGTGGCCAGCAAGCGCAGTTTCAATGATCAGCCACAATACGACCGCAATCGGGTAGACATGGCCGTGAATTGGTATAAGCGCCTGACGACCGTATTTGCAGATCTCCTCTGTGGTGAGCCCTTCAAGGCCGCAGCAGATCCGCAGGCAACCGCAGACCGGATTATCAAAGATAATGCCCTGGTCCTGAGCACCTATGATCTCACAATGGATGTCATCAAGAACGGCACCGGGCTCTATAAAATCCGATTCGATAAGAAAGGCATAATCGAGGTTATCAATCCTCGGCTGTGGTATCCGATAGTGAGCCCTGATAATAGCCATGAGGTCCTGGCTCACGTCCTGGCCTGGAGTTTCAAAGAGGGAGATGCCGAATATGTCCGGGCTGAAATCCATGAGCGCGGCAAGATCAAAAACAAGCTCTTCCAGCTCGCAGGCGGCAAGCTCCGGGAGGTTCCCTTAACCACCATCGCCAGGTACGCGAACCTTCCGCCCGAGGTGGAGACGGGAATACCTGAGTTCCTAATCATCCCTGTTCAAAACATCTTGGATAACTCCGGCGTCTATGGCATGGATGATTACTCAGACCTGGATGATTTGGTCAGGGAATTAGAAAAGCGCTTGATCCAGGCGAGCAGGATCTTAACCAAACATGCAGACCCGTCAGTGTCCGGCCCGGCGAGTAAGATCGATATCGACCCCTACTCAGGCGAAGCGGTTGTGATCGGTGGCGGCCAGTATTACGGCTACAATCAGGGCGAACCCGCGCCTGCATACATGGTGTGGGATGCTCAATTACCAGCAGCGTATCAGCAGATGGAGCTAATCATAAGGAAGCTTTACATGGTCTCGGAGCTGTCCCCGGCTGCCCTTGGAGAGCTTAAGCAGGGATTAGCGGAGAGCGGATCAGCTCTCAAGCGGCTTATGATGCCCACCCTGGCAAAGGTCAATAGGCTGAGGCTCCGGCTCGATCCTGCCATTAAGGACGTTCTCAGGCTCACAGCAGCCCTTGAGGTTGTAGGTCGGGCCCCTGGAGCAACTCAGCTAACCAATATTCAAATAACGTGGGCTGATGGGCTGCCAAGGGATGAAAAAGAGGTTGTGAACCTTGAAGTCGCCAGGAAGACAGCAGGACTTACCACCATCGAAGAATCTCTTAAGAGACTCGATCCAGAGATGAGCGGGGCCGATAGGAAAGCAGAAGCAGCAACTATCAGAGAAGAGAACCCGGTGCTACTGTAGGGTGAGTGCATATAACATTGCATTTTTCCTTGATCCAGGAAAGACCGGGTAAAATGCTCTTTTCCTAAGGACTCATTCCAGAGACTATATGCACACATTATCGACAATTGCCCGATATCGAAAAATCGCAACCCATCAGCCATAATTTACATTGTATTTCCTGGAGCGCAGACCCATAGGTTACGGGCTCAGATGTATATTTATAAAAATAATCTGTTCCCCTGTACGGCCTTGATGGCCATATCTCCTGCTATGAATAACTTTTTGGTCATTTTCCTAATTGTGATAATATTCAAAATTATTGTCCTAAAAGGATACATTTATATATTTGCAGCTACATTGATATATCTAGGTTAACGAGATCCGTAAAATTTCGGGATAAATATGGAAGCTGACGAAAAGAAATTCACTCAAGCCGATTTAGACCGGCACATTGCAGACCGCTTGCTGAGAGAACGGGAAAAGATCGGGGATATCGAGGCTCTGAGAGCTGAGAACACGTCCCTAAAAACCACTCTGGAGCAGGAGAAAGCAACCCGGCTGAAGCTTGAGGGCGATCTATCCGCCCTGAACATGAACGACCTGAAGGCGAGAATAGCCAAAGAGGTCAACCTTCCAGAGAAGCTTATACCGCTCGTCCCTGGCAAGACCGAGGACGAACTCAGGACGGGTATGAAAGCGTTGGCTGAAACCATCGGGCCTGGCCCGGCTGTGGGAGCTGGCACTAATCCAGCTACTCCAACACCTCAGAGATTTAGCAAGCAGCAAGTTGAGAGGATGTCCCCGGAGGAGATCACCAAAAATTGGGCTACCATCGAAGCGCAGCTTAAGGATGGATCGCTCAATAAGGCAGGTTAAATAAATGTCCCTCAATAATTTCATAGCGCAGATATGGAGCGCCAAGCTCCTGGAGTCTCTGAAAAAGGCTCATGTCTATACTCAGTCCGGGGTCGTGAATACCGATTATCAGGGCGAGATAAGCGGCAAAGGCTCTGTGGTGAAGATAAACAGCTTCGGAAGCGTCACCATAAGAGATTATGTCAAGGGCACCCCTATCGAAGATCCCGAAGAACTTGATGATGCCCAAACAAGCCTTGAGATCACGCAGGCCAAATACTTCAACTTCAGCGTTGATGATGTGGACAAGGCGCAGCAGCAGCCCAAGGTTATGACTGCGGCAATGGGCCAGGCGAGCTATGATCTCTCTGACGTAACGGATACCTACATGGCCG